CCAAACTCAAAGATGCTGTTGCCCTCGGAGTAGACCTCCTTGGCCTTGACCTTCTTCTCGATAATGTCAGCACCAGTCTCATCAAAATACTTCGCATGAAGCTCTGCATACTTGCGAGACGGTGTCACCCAGTCTCCCGGGTTGATCACACCAGAAACTCCTTTGGGGACTGCCCTGTAGATTGTCAGCTCTGCCTCAGGCTTGCCACGCAGGCTCCTGAAAAGCTGGATAGTCTTCCTGCTCTCAAAGTCGTCATCGCCATAATACCTAGCACCGTTTGAGCTGTAGATGTCGTCTGGGTAGACTGTGTTCATCTTGTCGATGGAGCCCTCGCCGTAAGTTCCATCAGGAGCCCTGTGAGCCATCCTGTAGCCATACTGGTCTACGTCAGGCATGAAGTGTGTCTGCCCCCTCTGGTATGCAGCCTCAGAGAAGGACATGATAGGTCTCCCCTCCTTCTGCTGCATTGCCACAAGGCGATCCAGTCGAAACGATCTCCAAGGATGATCCTGCCTGCCTTCAGCCAGTCTTCTCTGTCTGGGTGTCAGCTCGACCTGAGGGATCTCAGGGTTACCCTTGACGTTCCTGATAGCTAGGATCTTGTTCAGGAAATCGCTCTTGCGTTGGCTGCCCAGAACCTCTGCCGTGCGCTTCTCGCCAGCAGTCAGTGCATTGATGTAGGTATGCAGGTCAGCAAACATGTTGGCCTCTGACCCAAACAGTTGCTGCATCTCAGGGCTCTGCCTGTAGAGCCTGCTGGCTCTCGTCTCGGTGACGCTCATGTCAAGAACCCTGCCTGCGAAGGTTCCAGTCAGAGGACTTATGATGATGTCATACATGAGGCCATTACGATTACTGATGGGCAGGTTCCTTGCTTTGGTCTTGCCCAGCTTTGTTTTCATAGTGGCGGCCCCGTAAGTCATGTTGACGTATTGGTCTGACCGTGAAATTTTATCAAGCTGCCTCAATGCTTCCTTGATAGTGTCATTGATCAACGGAGAGTCTAGGAGTGCCTTGAGTTGCCCAGCACTAAACCGTGTCCCTTTATAGCTGCCATCTGGTTGCTTAATCAGTCCACCCTCGGGATCGCTTACGTTGTCTAGGATGCCGCCAATGGTCGTAGCCCTTTCCTTGGCTACACGCTTCTGTTCAGCATCCTTCATGATGAACCTCTTGCCCTTTGAGTCAGTCTTTGCAACCCCCATTGCCTCGAGTTCTGCAAACGTAGCATCGTCTGCCAGATCAGCGTCAGAGTAAACTTTGACGGGCTCGTCAATTGAGGCCTCAACGTCTCTGCCTGCCTTCTTACGAGCCTTCACCAGATCTCTCATTGCTCTATCAAGCTGACGAGACTGCTTGATCTGATTCTCGAATAACGGGCTCTGGAATGCATCATAGACTCGGTCGAGTTTGCCCTTGGTGAACCGAGAGAAGATGCCTTTCAGTGACTCTGAAAAGTTGTTCCCAGAGAAGATGTAGTTACTGTTTTTGCCCTTGATGTAGTTTGCAAAGTATTCGGCTGCCAGCTCCTCGAGGATGTAGTCGATCTTTGCATCTTTAGCCCCTCTGAACTTTTCTATCTGCCTGCTTGACAGACTAATCTCTCTGCCCAGCTTGTCTTCGTAGTTTCTGATGAAGGCATTCATCTCTTCACCAGAATACATCCTCTGGAACGTGTTCTTGACGTTCGATATCAGCGTGTCAAATCCATCGAGTCTACCCAGAGCGTGTAGTGTCTCATGAAGCATTGTGCGTATGTCGGCGTTTGTGTTTAAGAACACAACTGGCTTGCCTGCTTCAACACGCATCATGCCGCTTGACTGGCCCATCTGGGTTCCGTTGTCATCGACAACAAAATCTGGGTCCACATGCCTTACCTCCACGGATGACTGCAGCAGGATCTGCTCGGCATCCATACGGGCAATCCCAGCTTCTCTGGGAAGGCTCTCCAGTCTAGCCCTGTCTTCAGGGCTCTTGCTTCCTACCCATCTCTCAAAGTCTGCATCCTGAGCGTTTCTCAGTGACGATCCAGTAAGACCTTCTACAGCCCTACCCAGACCTCCACCAGCCATACCAAGCACACCACCAGAGCCAATGCCGGCAGCAAGGCCCTCGAGGCCTCCAGATGCAAGCCCTATGGCTCCGCCAAATCCAGCACCTATGGCAGCACCTCCTGCAGCCCTGCCAGCATACTCGATTGGCGTGTCCAAGAACTTGAGCCTGCCAGCCATTCTGCCAGCAATCGTATCTGGTTGATGCAATGCCAGACGGCCAAGACCACCCAGCCTTGTGGGAGTGTGAGCCATAGCCTCACCAAAACCCTTGAGAAGGCCCCCAGAAACGTCGAGGATCGTCGGTGCGGCCACTACAGCCCCTAGGGTCTGTGCAGTGCCTGCTCCCACTATGCCGCTGGCTACAGCGGTCGCTACGCCGCCGGGGACTACTACGTTGCCAAGGCCTCCTGTAGCCTCATCGACCACGTCAGTGGCTCCCCTGACCACGTTCTTGCCTCTCTCGATGGCTTCACGGCCATACTCGGCAGCAATCTCGGCTCCCCTGCCTGCCATCCTGACAGGCTTGGAAGCCACACGGGCCATAGCTCGAGAGGCTGCCCCACCAAGCTTACCTGCTGGGATGATCAGCGTAGGGTCAATGATCTCACCCGTCATCTCTGCTGCCTTCCGGTCAACTTTGGTTAAGTCGATCTTAGCAGCATCGAGCCCTGCAAACTCTGCATACTCATTCCAAGCACCTTGCTCTCCCCGCTCAATAGCACCACGGATGTTCTGCATTTCCTTCACGCCTAGGAAACGCTTGAACTCATCATCCATCTCGTTCTCTGATGTGCCGCCAAACGATTCCAGCTTAGACCTGAGATAGTTGTTACCCATCTTGACGAGGGTCTCAGTGTCATACATGCCACGGGCAGCACCCTCCATAAACGTGCGAGCAGATGTGCCGGGGTCAAATATGTTGGCATAGGTAGCAACGGCAGAGGGCAGGTTCTCGATGATCCTGCTGGCAGTCATTGCAGCAGCTTCCACAGCAATACCGGGAAGGTCTGACAGACCTATCTCAGGCTTTGCGGCTTTATAACGAGAAAAGTCCTCCCGGGTGAGGGAGGACGCTGGTGTGTCTGGGTTCTCGAATCGAGCTACCAGCTTCTCATCTGGTTCAGGGTAGTCACGCTGAATGATCTGCATGATGCGGTCCTCAGACATCTCGTCTGGGAACTGCAAGTTGACATCATAGTCTTCGAGATAGAGTTCTTGCATTACTGTATTACTTCATTTCGGGCCTGCCGGACATTCCGTAAGATACTGTTCCGCCAGTTGGTTGCCTTGACATAGCACCCATACCACCTTGCAGGGGAGACCAGCTAATTGCATTGGCTCTGTTTTTCAGCTTGCCCTTGAGGTCGTCCTGAAGCTCCTTGAGAACTTTGATGTTCACATCGCTGAATGACATGATCTTTGTCACATCAGGTATGACGGATGCCAGTATCTGCCACTCACCCTCTGAAACAGCTCCAGCCCCAACAATTTGCTCTTTAAGTTCGCCCATAAGGCGTTTCTGAATGCTGGTCGCTCGGTTCCTGTTTTCAGGACTCAGCTTTCCTACAAGGCCCTGCTTTGCAATATCAATAAGCTCTTCGATCTTTTCAATGCCCTCCCCTGTTGGGATAGCAAATTCACGGAAGTCCTGAGCGATCTGCACAGATGGTGCTACACCATACCCAGCAACTTCGCTGGCCTGAACCTCACGCTGCAGCTTCATCATTGCTACCTGCTCTGATGGAGTCAGCTTGTCCTGTTTAGGGTAGAGCATCTCATACAGGTTCTTGGCTTGCGTGGGGTATTTTTCGACCAATTCAGGAATGCTCTCAGAGACTCGTCTCATTACTTCCTGACTTGTTTCAGGTCTGGTGTCACCCTCTGCTGCCTGAATCCTGATGGACTCCAGATCTCTGGCTGCTTGCTGGACCTCTGGAGATGGCTCGAGTGCTGGCTCTGGTCCCATAGGTGTAGATGGTCTCTGGAATGCCTGACTGTCCACCTGAGGAGTAGGGGCCGCAGCAGCAGGTTGAGGAGCTTGAGGTGTTGGCGTCTCAGTGGGCCTTCTTTTCATCATAGCAGCCCTCGATTGGTCACTGGTAAACAGTTGGATGCCACGCCTAGGGGCTGGCATTTCGGACTCAATAACGTCAGCCAGTGGCGTCCTGAATGTTCCAGCAGTAGTTCCCTGAGGCACAAACTTACTGAAACCTTCTGATGGTGCAACCTGCTCATACTTGCTAGGAAACTTAAACTCAGGCCTAAACCCTGCCTGCTGCGCTTCAATCAGTCTCTGTTCTGCAGCACTAATGTCTGGCCCAAAGTCTCTCGCAACTTGTTGCGGCTGGTATGCTGTTAGCATGTCAGAGTAAAACCCTTGAGCCTCTTCTTGTTCACGTTGAGCAGCTATCTCTGGATACATCTGTGCATAGGCAGCAAGTTCTGTTGCCTCCATACCCTTCAGCAAGTCTGCGTCAGCACCTAAGGCAGTCAAAGCAGCGATAGTCCCTTTCTTGAACTGCTCACGCTTCTTCATCTCCTCCTTGCGTTCTGCAAACTTCTCAATGCCCCTGCCAATAGATTGACCTAGCCCTGCAAGCCCTGCACCAAGAAACTCACCCACACGAGATCTTTCGGTAGGCTGAACGATTCCCTGTCCTGTGTATGTCTGTTGTGAAAATGCCATAGTGTTATGCGAGCAGTTTCTTGATGCGTGAGTCCATCCACTTCCTGATGGATGGTTTCAGCCATTCATTCCTAGATAGCCAGCCAGCGAATCGTTGGCCGTATTTAACGTAGAGATCGTGGAACCAGACTGGCGATTCTGTTTCAAGCCAGCTCCTGAACAGCAACCACATTGGGTTGTTTGCCCCGTAGACTTCTCGGGCTACCCAGCATTTGGCTGCAAATCCGCCTCCAAGCGATCCAAGGCCTTGCATAACTCCACTTGCCACTGCAGCTCGAGCATTAGCCGATGCGATGTTCGCATTGAGCTGTGCGTTGTAGTTACCAGCAGCTAGGCTGCCTGCGTAGGCTGACTCAGGATTGAAGACCTGTTGCGGAGCCATACCTTGACCCTGCATAGCCACTCCCTGACCAGCTTGTATGCCCACACCGGGCCTACCCAGAATAGCCATAAACGGATCAGCAGCAGTGGCAGCATTCAGGCCTACCATCTGCTGTGCAAATGCCTGACGCCTGCGCTGTAGCTGTTCAGCTTGCAGCCCTTTGACTAGGGACTCCTGACCTACATCAGCCATACCAAAGCCCATACCACGAGCAGCCTGAGCCCCACGGACCTGCTGCTCGAGTTCTCGAGACAGGGCTGGTGGTAGTGCTGCTCCTGCTGCCAGTTCCTCCTGTGCCTGCCTGTTAAGCTCTGCCATCAGTGCAGCCTGCTCAGGATTGGCCTGCCTGAAGGCCTCAGTGGCTCTCTGGCCGAGTCTCTCGACTGCAGCAATGTCTCCCTCTCGAGACACATCAAGGCCAGCCACATCAGCTCTGGCGAGCCCGGGCATGATGTCACGCTCATAGAGTTCCAGCAGACCGGGCTCGTCTTCAGTGCCTCGCATCAAGTCACGCAAGACCCTGAGGTTCAAACGTGCTTCTGCTGGTCTACCAAATTCTTCACTGGCCTCGGCAGCAAATAGCTCTGGAGCCAGATCAATCTGTGCCTGCAGTGTGTCCCGTGTCTCTTTGGCGTAGTCCCTAGGGGGAGGAGCCTTTGCGCTATACATTCCCATAATTGTCTGTCTGGTATTCTCGGTGTAGCTGTGTGAATTCTCTCATCGCATTCCAGCCGCCACACAGGTATACGACTGCAAATATCACCTCGTGATAAAATGATTTCAGGACATCAGAGTGGACCTTCTTGACCTCTACCTCTGACTTCTCCCACTTGTTTGCATCTAGCCACGCATTGCAGCTCATGATCAGTAGAGGCATCAGGAAATTGCTGTGAGCCTGATAGAATGAGTTAGTGCTCAGAGCCATCATCCAGTTAAGTTCAGCCTGAATCATCTCCTCATCACTCATGACCTTGTTGTCATCGATCATGTCATCCAGATCGTGAGCCCGTCTGGCAAACAACTCCACAAACTGCCACGCCTTCTCATTGTTATGAGTCAGGCGCATGAAGTCTGGTTTGATGGAGGTGTCGAAGTGCATTACTTCCAAGCGTAGACTTTGAGCTTAAAGCGATTGGCTGAAGACGATCTAAACTCCCAATCGGATGATCTTGAGTTTCGGTCAACCAATTTCATGTAGGTTTGTCTTTGGGAAGTGTCGATTCTTGCTGGAAACACGCATGTAATAGATGAGGTGTTGGCAAAAGATGTAAACCCAGTGTCGTGGTCTGGGTGAATCACCGCACTGACATCTATCTCATCACCCTCAGAGTAGCCAGTCTGGCTGTCGTCCGAGGTGCAGACGAGCACAACTTTGTAAAACTTAGGAACAGTCGAAAAGCCGTGACTGAAAGACTCAATATTCTTTTCTGTCCCCGATCTGGTCATGATCTGGTAGGCAGTGTCTGAGGATGTCTGTGAGTAGTAATACCCGGGCTCCGTTGTGAGAGGACCAGCACTGTTGCTGGTAGTAGACCCTGACCCGGGGTTCCACACTCGGATTCTGAACTTAAAGTTAGCCCCAGTCCCTACGCTTGTTAGGGTTTGGTTTGTTTTGTGGGGTATCTTGAAATTGGTGAGGTTGCCAGTTGCGAGCCCCACGATCACGTTTATAGCATCAAAGCTCACGCTGGCCGTGTTGTAGTCCCCTGCCGTGTCAGTGATGTGAGACCCAACCAAATCGATCTCATCTCCTAGGGAGTATCCCGTGGCACTGTCATCTGCGGCACACCTGATAGTCACCACAACTTGCTCAGGAACGGCCCCCAAGCCGTGGGACTGTGTTACTTTATACGGAGCCCCAGCAGAGACGATTGAATCGAGTGAAGGCGTGTCAAATACCTGAGACTCATTCAGGTCTGGTTTACCGATCCAAGCAACATTACCCGAACCATCAGTAGTGAGATACTGGTTTGCCAAACCATTGGTTGTTATGTCCTCATACGGGACAGATGACGCACCATCTTGAGCTGCCCATACTGGGTCCTGCCCCGCACCTTGGGTCTTCAGGTATTGACCGTCAGTCCCCGGTGAGAGTTTAGCCAGAATGCCTGAGCTGTTGTAATACAGTAGCTGACCGTGATCACCTGCAGGCAGCTTAGAAAGACTCAGGTTGTGATCATTGATCTTGTCATTGATGTTGATCCCCTGCTCAAGCTTGTTGGTGGTTACCGCACCGTCAGCCAACTGGTTGGAGGCTAACTCCCCAGAAAAAGTAACTGAGGGAGTTCCAAGCAGGTTCAGCTTGGGATAGGTGACTTTTTCCCCGTCTGAGAAATTATATCCTTTTGATACTATTACTGAGAGCATGATGTTATGTAGTTACAATTCTGTTGCCTGAGATTGACATATAAAAATGAGAGGGGGTTATTGTCTCACCAAAGGCTGTAGCACCCCACTTGACGCCAACATACATGTAATCATTGTTGTCCAGCTCAACATGACCAATTAGTGATACCGAGTGAATTTCATTATTTGATGACCATTTTAACTGTTGCTCAGTTTGGGGGACTTGGGAAGCAGCACCTGCACTGGCGTCATATTTAAACAAAGAAAATAGCATGTCAGATTGAGTATTGTTAGTTTTGGCTATTGACGCTGAGACATGAATCTCTGCCTCCCAAGTAATGTCACCAGTGTATCTTACTTGACCATTGGCTGGCATGTCAGAGTCGATCATGTTGGAGTGGGTGGCAGTAATCCCCAGAAGCGGCTGGTAGGTTCCTGATATAGTGGTTCCAGCAGGTGTTGTTTGATAAATGGCACCGAATGGCTGTGCAGTTTCTAAGGCCGTTCTTGGATACCACTTTGAAGCAAGGTCCGTGACTAGGGTCAGCGTGTTGCCAGACTTAAGTGTCACAGAGGATAGACCGGACGGACCAAAGTCTGGGCTTGTAATCGTTATCGTGGATGCAGTTGCGTTGATGACGTTCTTGACCGTAATAACTCCAGCAGTTGGCGTTTGCAGAGCAAACGAACTCCCTGCGCTGATAATATTATACAGCTTGTTGTCACTGACAGTGTTGCTGCTGGTGTCATTGTAGGTCTGCCTGAATGCATTGGGATCGTTCAGTGAGATGTTGGGGTTGCTGGAACCGTCCCCGTTGCTGACATTCAGACCAGTGGAAGCAGTGATCGTTCTGACGTTGGCACCACCACTGCCGTCCAAAGCAAGAACCCCAGCAGTCCCGCTGAGTTCATCGATGGACCGGATGTTACCATCAACATAGTTAAGTTGCTGCAGTGCTGTGATGAACTCTGTGCGAGTCAATGTGTCAGCAGGAATAGGCCCGTTGGCCGTATCTACCACGAAGTTGTTTGTGCTGTCTGGCATATTACCAAAGTCCTGAGTGTTGTCCTTCTCGTTTCTGTCCTGTTGTCGATCCAGAGGTCACGCTATGCAGTCTGATCCTGCCGTCGATGCCCTCTATCTTGACCTGAAAGTAAGCTCCCCGTCTGTCCACCCTCATCTTGTGGGTCCAGTATTGATACAGGTCCAACTGTGTTCCAGCCGAACCTAAGACAGTGCCGGGGTCTGCACTGTCTGAGTCGAGAATGACAGAGTAGTCTTCCCTGCCGGAGTTCTCGTGAGTGTCATCCAGATTCTGAATGTCCCAGTCCTCAATACCGAAAGTCATGTATTTGGTCCTGTCTGGGAACGTGAAGCTGGCATTGTCCACAATGACTGTTTCTTCCTTCACGCCATCCACAATCCCGGTGACCTTGTATTCTGGGTCCCACGTAGACACAAATATCTGAGCCTGCTGAAACCTCCTGCGGTTCCCTGCTTCAAACCCATAGCCACGTGTCTTGATCATAAAGTTGATTGGTCTGTCCTCTACCTCAATGGTGTCAGAACAGATGACCTGCATGTATGGGTCTACGTTACCAAACTGATCCCTGATGCTGACCAGTATGGGAGATGTGCTCTCGAAACGCACACCGCAACCGTTGTCGGTTTCTGTGGTGTTCCCTGACTGCCAGCCGTCTTCCGTGTAGCCCGTGAACAGGTTCGCCCCTGCTATCTCGCAGTGGTCTGCGTTGTTCTCTGCGCCAACTCCCCATAGCCATCCATCTTCTGGGTCTAACACGTTTCCTTCAGTGGACTCACTGATAGGAACACTGCCGTCAGTGATATCCGCATCAGCATCATCAATGATCCCTCGGCTTCTGGTTGCAGTGATGAGTGTCTCGTTGTTGACCTGAACGGTTGTCCCCTCATTGACATGCCCCTTGACCAGCAGATCACATGTGTAGGTTCCCTGAACAATCGGACGGCCCTCGAGAGCAGAATACTCATACAGCCCCATCACGCCATCATAGTCTACATAGTAGAGATGCTCGGAGCCCTGAAAGTCTGCCACAAACAGATACTTGATCTTGATAGCGTCACCAGTGTCGTATCCAGACCAAGCATTGTTGATAAAGTCGTAGACAAGCACAGCATTGTTCTGCTGGCCTCCATCAATCGGGACGCTCAGGTAGTATCTATTCCTCCAGTAAGCCGCTGAAGCTGTCTCCTTGGCTGCCCTGAAGTCGATCCTGTCGATCAGTGGCTGGATCGGTGTGCTTGCTGGTTCCGAGATCCCCTGCAGCTTGTTCTGTTCCGTCAGCCTCAGTGACACTACGCCTCTCTGGCTCAGGAACCACAGATCGTTGCCTGCGCTGGCGACAGACCTTGCTCCCACGAGACCGAATTCTGTGGTCACTTGATCCAGCACTGCGTTGGTCCCCCAGTCTCCTACGAGATTGCTGACTGTGTAGATGCTTGTGTCCTTGAATACTACTACGGTCTGATCGTTCCACTTGTAGAGTCTGCGAATATTGTCAGAGTCACCCTGATTGATCTTGAAGTTGTTATAGACCGCATCGTAGTTGGTGTAGCTCAGAATGTCGCTGATTGCTACGTGGTCTGACTTGTAGCCCTCGGCAGGCTTGTGAGGCACAAGAAGCCGATTCTGGAAGAACAGAGTGGTGTCAGAGTTGGGTATTGGGTTTGTCCCATTGTCAGACTCAGGGGCCTCGATAAAGCCCTCAGAGAACGAGGACATCACAAGCTGACTTTCATCAGGGCCTCGAGACAAGATCACCTTGTCGAACGCCTGAGTGAACCAGTATTTGCTGACCGTGTTGTTGCTCGTGAATTTCGAGGTTGGAACAGTCAACCCCACACTGCAGGGAATAGGCTCAATGCTGTTTCCGTATCGAGCCCTGTAGAGCGTCAGAACAACCCCATCCAGACTTGCAGCAATCAAGATCCAGTCATCTCCGTTAGGATCATTCCAGACTCCTATACCATAAACCTGACCCAGAGTAGTGCTGATCTGCCTTCTCCAGTTGATGTCCCCATCGTTCCACTCAATAGGCCAAGCAAAGCCGTATCGATTGAACCACGTGAGAGGCATCACACCCTTTCGGGGCTCTGCTACACCAAACCTGAACCTAGCATTGACTGCCTCAGAGACCATACCGGGAGCCAGCATGTGAGGCTGCTGCCTCATGTCTACACCCACAAATCCATTGTCGCCTGCTGTGATAGGCGCATCATCGTTGATGGTGTAGTTCCTGTGCTCCCTCATGTGTAAAAACCAATTTTTCTCAGGACCTGATCTAGGGCTTTGTTGCTGTTGTCCCAGTTCAGCTTCATGCCCCTCTCAGAGGCTCTCAGGGCCTTCTCTAGGCCCCTGTTACCATAAACCTCTCTCATTCTATCCACCAGACTGTCAGGCTTAGGCACAGCCCATAATCCGCCGTTCTGGTAGTGGTTCTCGGCTGGCTTCAGATCGAAGTCCACCGGATACCCCACTGACTCATCGAAAAACTCAGCGATACCCCCGAATGGGACTGCTATCACTGGCCTGCCAGTCGCCATAGCCTCATGCTGCATAAGCCCCCAGCCCTCTCCCTTGGAGGCACTGGCAAAGCAATCGAGCCCCGCATACCAGTTGGCTAGGTCCTTTCTAGTCCAGAACTGCCTGATGAACTCCACCCTATTGTCATCCACATTGATGACCGGGTCATCAGGGAAACACTTGATCTGCAGCCTGACATCTTTGACCCTCTTAGGGAAAGCCTTCTTCCAAGCCGCCAGAACGTCCTCAAAGCCCTTTCTGCAGCCTCCTGCTGCTGTCCTGCCAGCCACTCCGAAAACGAACTCAGAACCCTGATTCTGGGGCCTGTAGTGGAAGATGTCAGTGTCGATCCCCATAGGGACCTTTGTCATCGTCCTCTTGATCCCCTGAGCGTTGAACATGCAGAGGTTGAAGTCGCTAGGGACCACAATCACCTCTGCCTGATTCAGGTTCAGAATCGACTCCTTGTGGAGTCTGGTAGACTCCCACATCGTGTTATACACAAGCTTCTTCTTGCCTGAGGGACAGTAAGACGGGCAGTGAATGATCATCTCCCAGTCATCAAGCTGCTGCTTGTGAACCACAGACTCCATAACCACTCTGGGTATCGGAGCCTTGCCTGATTCACTCCTGACAGGCCAGCAGTGAATGTCCCTGCCTAACTTTGTCAGGCCCTCAATAACACGAAAAAGGTGGAGTGAATAACTGCTGTATCCATCCACCACGCCTCGCACCACACCTCGTTTCATATCAAGTTCGCAATTTACCTCGCTCGTGTTCTAGGTCACGCAACATAGTCATGACCTCCGCTTTCTCTGCATCAGACAACTGACTAGACAACTTGCCCTCCAGTTTCCTGATCTGTCTGGCTATGGCGTTGTCTGCTGCAGATAAAGTAAAGCTAACAGCTCGGCTGCTGCTTACAACTTTCTTTATCACCCAGAACAGTATCAGAACGCCAATGGCGTAATACATCAGACTCAACCCGCCGGGGATAGAATTCTCCAGCATAGATAGAGTAGACTGATCGCCGTTTCCACGCTCATTATTATCCACAGACCATTCCACACGGGTCTGGCCATCATGAGTCGCTGCAGCCCCAAATACGGCCTGCAGTCTTTCGTTCTGGTCCCTCGACCATTTCTCAGATACCTCCGTGGTGGCATTACTTTGACGCTGTGTAACAGGTAGCCCAGCACACCCTGACAAAAGCAGCAGGGCCGCTGCAGACATTGCTACGGCGTCTTTAAATATCGTCTTTGCAGTTCTGCTTAACATCCTGACCTTTTCGGGCTTTGATGTAATTGTGCCAGATCAATGCTGCCTTGCCTGACATGTAGGCAAGCGTTGCAAACGCAACAAGCAACCGAATAATTGATGTGTCATCTGTTACGGCCATCCCCAAGAAAGCTGCCGCTCCAACCCTTCCAGCTTCTGCCCAATCTGCACTACTCACTTCTTGCCCTTCTTTCCTGATTTACGTTTCTTCGCACGAGCCTTGGCTGCAGCAGCCTTCCCGGCTTTCGTGTATGGATAGTGTTTTGATCCTACTTTTGGCATAAAATTACCACTTCACCTTGTTCGCCCAGTAAGCTGCAGACATCTTGCCTTTCGAGATGTTCTTAGCATGACGGGCCTTGAACGATTTTCTCCTAGCCTTCTCAGAGGAAGTCTTAGG